TTCAAAATCATAAGTTTTTGAATACTCTTGTCCACTACATATAATATAGTAAAACTGATCGTTAGTATCTATATCATCGTCAGAATCTATATCTTTAAATACAGGATTGTAGTTAAATTTTGAAATTACAGGATCTATTGACGCCTCTAATTCATTTGCAATTAATTTCCAACCATCTACATCATTTATACCAGCTGGTGTTGGAGACATAATCGTATGTGAACCTATTCTTTCTACGCCAGTCGTTGGGTTCTTATGTGTAATTGCTAATATATCACCCTGTTCGATCCAATCTATTTTAAAAGATGCTGTTAAATCTGGACCAACTCTTAAGTTGTCCCACCAGTTATGCTCAGTATCTTTCCATCTAAAGCTACATTCATCCCATTGATAAGGTCCAGTAGTTTCTGAATATCCAGTATCTGAAAACACATCGCCAAATCTTCTAACTGTAGAAAATCTAAGACCTTGGTCTTCTTCTAAATGTATATAGTTTGCTCTGTCTAGGGTTTGATATAAAGTTGCAATAGTATCTTCTACCCTTTGGGTATTGTCTTGTGGCATATCCCAGTAGCCTCCAGACTTATCCCAATCTAAAGATTTAAGATTCCATGGAGTTGCATTACCCTTTGCATCAGTCTCTAACCATTTATAGACTCCGTATAATTCTAGTTCTTTTAATTTAACTTCAAAAAGATCTGATTTTTTATAGTAAGACATGTGTCCAAATAAATCATACATTCTCATTTCTACTGTGTAGCTTCCAATGTATGGTAAAGTAATTGGTAATCTTTTATAGTCATCAATAACATTGCCGTCAACATCTAAATAATCTACAGGCCCTCTATATTCTTGATGGAAATCATTTGGTCCATCGATAATCCACTCAATTTCATATACCCATCTTTTATACCAATTGTTCCAAGTTACTTTTAAATTCTGATTTGCATCAACTGCATCATCCCATACAAAAGTAGCCTCATCCCAAATATCATCCCAAGACTCAGTAGAATCTAAAATAATAGGACAACCTATCGGTATATTAGTTTGTGAGAAGTTTTGGTTATATGATTCCATAGATCTATCATGATAAGAATCATAAAAACTTTCAAAAACACTTTTTTCTTCAGATCTTTGAATATTTGTTAAACTAGCCTCGTTACCAACTCCTAAGTTTAAGAACGTATCATAACTGCTAGTTGCATCGTTTTGGTCTAATGTAGATTTTAAAACCATTGAGGTATCTTCAATAAAAAGATCTCTATCTCTTGGCCATATATCGAACTTAACTCTATGTCCCTCTGAGAAGAATCCAATTGGATTTTGAATCTTCCACATATTTACATTCTTCTGTGTGAAATAGTCGCCTTCTCCTGTAATATCTACAATTTTAGCTTCGAGGGGTAAAAAATCTCGTTGTAATCTATTCTTTAAACCGTATAATTTAATTAGGACTTCTTCTGGAGTATAATCAAATACTTCATCTACATTAGCAAAATCCCACTGATCGAATGTACCATTAGGCTCATTTAATCTGTAAACTAGAGAGAATCTACTAGTTTTCTTCTGAGTAGCAGAAGGCATTTTAAACTTAAGTAGTTTTCTAGTCATCTCACCTCTTACAGATGAGTTAGGTACTGGGATTGCATGTAACTTACCGAAAGTCTTCGAGTCTTTATCTACATTAATCCAATACTCTTTTAGTGTAATCTTATCGTAACCAAAGAAGTCGATAGCATTTAGAATAGCCTTATATGTACCAACGAATGGTTTAATATTATTTAGTTCTAATAGTAACTCCTTTCTCTTTTGGTTTAGGAGTTGATAGTCTGGATGCATTTCAGAAATGTCATGCGACTTAAATATCATAAAGTCTTCGTCTTCTAAAGAAGCACCTAAGTTACCTAATAAAACTTTTAGTCTTTCATCCTCTGCTTCTACTTCACCGTAGAATTCAATCTCAGCTATTAGTGTTGTTCCGGCTTTAACTTGCAATACTCTCTTATGAATACCTTCGTTCTGTGAAGAGATTGCGATATTAATCTGTAGTGCAATATTCTCATGGTCACGAACGATCTTTAGATAATCACCATCCTGTGATGTTATCGTTGAATAGTCTGCTAAGTCTAATGATTGGGATTTAAGCTCCTTTACATAGGCCTTACCACCATCCATTCTCATACCATACATAATAACGTCTTTCGACTGATCTTTTTCTAAAGCCTTCCAGCTAAAGTCAAATTTTGTTATTATACCATTTGGTGAGATTGGCTTATTGATTAAAGTTTGCCCTTCTTTTAAAACCTCTTCTAATACAAATAAATTGACAGTTTCATACAGATTTGCAGATACTTCAGGTAGATAGACCTTACCAGTCCAAACACCTGCTGCGTTCTGTACCAACTGTAATTCAGAAGTAGTACCATTAAAGAATCTTAAATTATTCCACATAGTTATCTAGTTGTCTCGTCGTCTTTTTGTACTGTAAAGTTTTTATAGTTCTTTAAATATCTTACTTGATCTAAAAGAGCTACCATATAATCGTTGATAAAGAGTAAAAACTCTCTAATCGTTTGGTTTCTTTGAATATGAGGGGAAACTTGTCTACCGATTAGACCTCTTTGACCAGACTTATAGTCGTACTTGGTATTCTTAAGATCGTCTCTTCTGTGCTTGGCCACTTTATACAGCCTTTTACGCTTGTAAACTAATAGGTCTCTAAATAACATTATTTCAAGGCTTTTCTATTTCCAGCCTGTACTCTAGTGTATATTGTTCTAGGTACCGGCGTTTCATCAAAATTCACACTAAGTGCAGCTTCAGCATTAATACGGGCGTCGTCAATAATAGGGTCACCATCTCGGTCTTGCCATCCGCCTCTAAAGACAGCGACTTCTTCTTTCTCCATGATGATGTCACCCCATTCGTCTAAGCCTGCAACTGTATAAGGAATTTGGGTAGTAGCATCTACATCCACGGTCTTAACTTCCTCAATGCGCTTAAAGAAAATATATTTTTGTTTGCCGTTACCAATATCTTCTAAAACTACAGGTTCTTGTGGAACAACAGATACAGTTTTAGACTCATAGTAACCTAGACGTCTAGCTGTCTCTTCTGTTTCCGAGATGAATCTCACATTTACTGCATCAATACCATCAATTTCTTCTAGAATATACACAATATCAGATTTAGGCAATTTATCTCTTCTTGTAATATTCAATAAGTAGTCACTTACTCTAGCTCTAACTTCGCTAAAGATTTCTTGTTTCGTATAGCCCTCAAAATATCTAATATTAATATCTAAGCTATATTTTCTAATTTGAGGTTTAACAAATACCACTTCAGTAGTAACCATTTGTTGGCCACTATCTTGAATTACTTGTGACATTTTGTCATATTCGTTTTGGTCAAAGAACATTTCATTCTGTGGAATAGAGAAATAGTCTTGACTTGCTAATAGTTTTCTTTTTATATCTGGTACAGCAAAAATATAAATAACATTATCATCATCTAAATACTGATCCGATGTGGTATTGTAAGCATCCACATACGAGAACATACCATATCTTGATAAGAAATACTCGTAATTGTCTGGAGTTGCTAAGACGTAAGATTTGGAAGCGAGAGGTGCCATTAACTTAGTAAATTCAGTCGACTCTTTGTCTGCGCCCATTTTAGGTGAAGAAGTTACATTAACCTCTAGGTATTCATTTAAGTCAAAATCATCGCCATTAGAATCTACACCATCTGATAACCATTGAAAAATAATATCTTGACCATCGTCAATATTACCTAAAGCACCTTTGTGTTTTACATATTCAATTTGAATATCAGATCCAGCTGGTGGAATTGCACCAAAATTACCAGTACCAAAGTAAACATCTAACCCGCCTGAAATACCTGTTTTAAGTATATAGCCTTTTTCTTCGTTTAATAAGTCATACATGGACTCATGTTTAGTCCATTGCTCTCCGTTAATAGCAACTGTAACTTTTGAATGATCTGTTAACCCATTAATTTTTATATTGTAAGATTGCATTGGCTCTCCAGTTCCAGTAAATGTTTGTTGTTCAAACTGACCCTGAATAATAGCACACTTAACTTTAAGTTTATTAGATTTTTCCAATCTAAACTTTTCTTGTTGACTTAATATAGTGTATTTTAAACTATTTAATTCACATGATAGTTCTGATCTAGCATCAATATTTAAACCAGTACCTGCAATCTTACCAAGATCTGCACCTACTTTCCATCTAAATTCAATCTCGCCAGTTGCAGCAAAACCTCTAGTTGCATCATGGCCAGTTAATCTTGATAGACCATATATAGACTCTGGTTGCTGAGCAGTATAAATGTTTTGTTCTACTGTAGCATCTTCTACATAGAACATAATTAGTTCACCAAGCTCTGCCATTACATTTACAATCTGAGCAAATGGTGAAGCCTCTGTAAATAGAGTGTTTGCACGATTATACACTCTTGCAATGTAAGTACGAGCATCAACCTTAATTTGGTTAGCGCTGGTTCTTAGTGTACTTAAAAATTTTAATTCTGCCATTAGTTATTTATCTTAAATTTACTTGGATTGTGTACTCATTATTTACAGTAATGTCTACATAACAAATATCTCTAACTTCACCTTTAAAAAACTTAACATCTACTGACGTATCGTATTTTCTAGAAAGGGGTACGTAATTAGATAGTTGTTTTTCAATCTCGTTTCTAATTTGGAATTCATTTTGGTTTAAACTATACACCAAATCTTCTAAATTACATCCAAAATCAGGTTCACCTAATACATCATTCTTTCTAGTAAAAAGAGTATTCTCGATCTGTGTCAATAACTGCTCTATCTCACCGTTGTTTTGTACAACAGTTGTTTGATAGTTAGGGTCACCTATATGTTTAATGTAAAAATCCATTTATATATGTATTCGGCTCATTATGAGTGGAACATCCAGTCCACACCTTCGTCACCCTTAATTTCTTCAATAATCGACTCTAATTCGGTGTCTCCCATGTCTTTTATTGCGTCATAATCAAATTCTACATTACCAGGTAATGCAAATTTAAAGATACCAAGTTTGGCACCTAAAGACTGCTTTATTTTAGCAGAACAATATCTAAAAAATATTTCATCTTCATAAATAGCACAATCTGGTAGAGTTTCGTATACATGTAGAATTACATCCTTCTTAGGCGTATCACCTAAGATCTTTAACTCACCAGTTAATCTTGAGTATTGAAATGAAATAGGATTTTCCATAATCTGTCTAGACAAATCAGCTAAAGATTGATTTAATACATAGTATTGTAATTCTTCTGCAGCTTCCGCAGCTCCAGCACCCTCATACATTCCTCTAAATAACATTCTTTCTAAAGCGAAGTCTCCACCACTTTGAAATCTTACATCTAATCCACCTCCAGTAGAATTAAAACCAGAACCAGTATCATGGACACCAAATACAGAAAATACTGCACCTGAACCATCCACGCTTGCATTAGGTAAATTTAAAGACCTGTGGTTTTTAAAATACGTAGAAGCAAATACTTCTGCTGGAACATGATAATAGTTCTCTCTAACAGCATCTTCATAGTTTTTATAGAACCATTTCTTAGCTCTTTTAACTATATTAATAATTTCTCTTTGAGGTAGGTTAACAGGAACCATACATGCACCAGTCATGTCGTCACCCAATTCTTGAAGGAATGCGTTTAAACAACTATCGCCGAATGATCTTTCGGTGCTTAAGTTAGTTTCGTTACCTGATCTTATTTCACTCATTTTAACTATTTATTTTTGTGCTTACCACTATTTCAGTATCATCAAATCTAGCATGTGGACCAATACCACCCTCTCTGAAAATACCTCCAATCATTCTACCTTTGAAAATACCATCTCTTCCAAAGACAAAACAATTTGTTAATTGACAACTACCATGTACATAAGAAGACTCAACTTTTGAATCCTTTACCTCACAACCTTTATAGAGTTGTGATCTTATTATCTGTGCACCATCAACAATACCACCATAAATAGCACTATTTTCGATGTTGCCTGATAGCTCGCAATCTATAAACTCAAAGCCATCTAACAAGTATGCAGTTTTAAATTTACCACCTTTAACTTGTACCATACCGTAGTCGGAATCGTAGTTAATAATACCCTCTTCCATACCACCATGTGCGAGTAACGCTAGAACTTTATGTTTAAATCTGTTCCATTGTACTTCGATTACTTGCTCGTTGTCTGTTAAGTCCACTAATATATTTATCTTCTTCCAATATTTATTTACTGCTTTGTAATCTTTTAGCATTTCCATTAGAGGTTTATTCTTCTCTAAGATACGCTTAAGTTCGATTTTATTCTCAGGAGTAAATTTAGGATTAAAACAAGATTTAAAGACAGACATGATAAATCCATCTGCAAGATGTAGAATATCATCTGTTCTTTTCTCATAATCCTTACCACCTAAATATCTAAACTCTAAATAGTTCTTCTGTGCCTTTTCAAAGTTAATACCATAATATTTAGTATTAGCAAAAGTAAAGTTATCTGAACTAATTAGATTTTCGTTATAGTAAAAAGCTTCATGTTTAGGCATAATCCATTTAATAGACTTTGCATAAGTAGAATCTTCTCTATTTGGGAAATACTTGTATACTCTAGCCTCATCAAACTCTAGAATAAATTTCAACACAGACATGTGTTGAACCATATTTTTATCTACTAAATAATCAGGGTTAAATGACATATTAAGGTGGATTGAAGCTCGGTCATTTGTATAACCATTCTTTTCAATCCATCTTAACATTTTTTGAATTACAATTCTAGCATTTCTATAAGGCATAGGACCCGTTACGAGTTCAATTAAGCCTTTACCACCTGACATATCAGGTTCCATCTTAAAGACATCAGCGCTTGGCTGGAAATCAGAATGTGCTTTATCTTCTAACTTAATCTTTCTATTTACTAACTCAGATATAGATTTTTGTGTTTCCTCTAATTCTAGATTAGAATAAAACTCAAACTCAATTCCAATCTGGCTAGCGTTTAGAATAGATTGCCTATCCGAAGATACGTTTAGTTTTTGCATGTTAAGAGTATGATATTACTTTTGAATATATATCAAACTCTGTTGGGATAGTTATTAGGGTAATTTTAAAAATACCTTCATAGACGATTCATCAATTCTAGTAATTTGTACATCTAAAGAATCACCTATCATATATTCTTCAAGTTTATTATCTGGAAGCTCGCTTACATGTAATAAACCAGTTACACCCTCTTCAATATTTACAAATATGCCATAATCCTTTTTAGTCTTTACTTTTGCAGCAACAATAGAAGGTATTTGGTATCTTGATGAAATATTAATCCATGGATTAACAGCAGTCCCCTCTTTTTGAGTTAAGGTAATTTTGTTATTACTAATAATATCTTTTACAAAGAAGTTAATTGGCTCTCCTGGTTTAATATCTCTATTCTTAAATCTAACTAAAGTATCTTCATTTAATTCATTATTATGAATCATTCCAGTTAAACATTTATCAAACTCAACAAAGACCCCATATTTTGCAGTTCCTGTTACGTTACCTTCTTTAGGTTCTTGTATATTTTCTTTTAAGTTATTAATAGCCTGTGGAATTAAAGCTTGTAAATATTTTCTATGTGATACTACAATTGTACCTCTATCTGGAGAGAAACTAACTGGTACTACATAAATTTCTTCACCGACAATAGAACTAAAGTCAGATAGTTTATTAATACCTGCAAGTGAACCTGGCATAAAGCAATTTATACCTTGTACTCTTACAATATAACCACCATTCTCAATCATATTTTTAACCTTACCGATCCAGGCAGTATTACCCTCTTCGATACCAGCTCTTAGGTCCATGAAAGTTTTATGTTTCACTCCACCTGTAATAGATCCAGTTAATGTACCCTTTGTTTCTGTAATTAAGACCGCTGTCTCTTCACCAGGCAACATCATTCTAACTTCTTCAGATTCTTTTGAAGCCTTTACATATACAGACTCTCTATATCCTATATCAACAGTAATCCATTCTTGGTCTACTGCATAGATATTACCTGTATGGATTTCTCCAATATTTAAACTTGGTTTAATTTCAGGGCTATTTTCAACTAAAATATCATATAGCTCTTGTGCATAAGGTTCTCTTGAATATACCTTATCACCATGTCTAGTCTTAATATGTGGATTTGGTTTTCTGGTTTTAGTAACACACGTAGCTTCGTATGCGTCCCATAAGAACTCGCCGCTCTCATCGTAGAACTGTGCGTGGGGATCTTGAGTTTCCTCTTTTACTTCTTTAATTTCTTCTGTGGGTCTTTGAATAGTTTCAACTAATTCAACTGTGTTTGCTTCTTGGGTTGCAGAAATTCTGCGTCTTTTTTTATCTGACATTTATTTTAGATTAACAGTGTAACATATTATATATCTACTTAAGTACGCGTTTTATCCATGCGTAATGTTTTCTACCACTTAGGTAGCTTAAGTTATCATCATTATCGTAAGCCTCTCTTTCAAACGAGATGTTATAGTAGGCTTTTTTACCATAAAAGAATAGTTTAATAAACCACTCAGTTACATACCAAATATAAAATGGTATAATTAGCATCTCTTCTTGTTGTTTAATATGAATAGT